AACTGGTAATGTAAATTTTACTGTGATCTGTGACGCTGAGTTATAAGCTACTTCATCAGCAGATACTCTAGCACCCGTAGATGAATTAATTGCTGTAACAAGTGGAACCGATACAAAACTACCCCCAGCTATTACACAAGTTGTCTGTGTATTTTCAATAACGTTTGGAGTTATAGATGTAAAAGATGGTCTTGATTCTGTAGCAATTGTTACTGATCCACCAAGCGCTACTGCTTGACCGTTAATTGTAATTTGTCCTGATCCTGTAAGAGCTGAGTTTGAAATGTTCTGTGTACCAGCAAACGTTGCACCTGCAGGAATAGTAATAGTATCACCACTATCTCCTAATTGTACGTTGGTCCCTGATCTTGGGCTTATTTTATTTACTTTTACTTCACTCATATTAATATTGTAAAGACACTCCTCTAATTCTTGCTTCTTTTGAGCCACTTGCTTGATTAGCAAAAGATATTTTATATTTTAAACTTGTTCCAGCAGTAACACTCAAGTCATTTACTTTAGCCATCTTAATGCCAGTAGCAAAATCTGGTAAAGCTGTCATTGTAGCTGTGGAAAAATTGCTCCCTCCATCTGCTGATAATTGTAGCACTATATCTGTGTTTAATGCATTTGTTCCTGCATTGTCTTGGTAAGTAATAACTGCTCCCATCTTGTTCGTTGATGATGCTGTAATATTGTTGCCAGTAAATGAGCCAGTTGCAGATGTCACTAAAGTTGGAAATTTAGAACCAATAATTAATTTGGTATAACTATCTTTTGTGTAGCCATTTGAACCTGATGGTATTGTATAAGTTCCTGATGTGTATCTTGCAGTATTTGAAATTCTAATTTGGTCTATATAGCCATGATGAGCATTAGGAACATTTCCTGTTGCTCCAATTCTAAAATCAGAATTTTCATCATTTAACGCACCACTTCCTGTCCAACTAGCTCGTCTTGAGCCATGGTTATATCCATAAAAATCGTTTCCACTTCTAACAACTGCACAATGTGACCAAGCACTATTTCCTGGACCACTAACATCGTTATCTGTTACACTAGCATTCTGACCCATATTCCAATTAGAACCATCATTACTTGCCCACCATTTTAATGCAATAGTAGGATTAGTTGCAATTTGCCATTGTTGAACACCACTGTCAGAATAACCTAAAACTCCTCTATGAGAACTACTTGCTGTTTCATATTGAAAAAATTCTATTGTAAAATCACTTGAACCTAATTGATGAATAAATGAATTAGTATTTGCAATGTTTAAATATCCATTATTACTGCCAACATAATTATAAATTCCAGCACCACCACCCAATGCACCACCATTTGCTGTACTCCATTGTGAATTTGATGATGTAATAGTGTGGTTTTCATCTGAGCCATCTGTAAATGTAGTTGAACCATTTGTGACAGTTCCTATACCATCCTGTATTGATGAGATAAATTCACTAGCATTTCTACTAACATTAGTTAAATTAGAAATAGCTGAACTATCTTGAAATACATCAAAAGACGCAGAGTTAGAATTACTTGCATTAAGATTTTCTTGAGTGTGTACTCTTAATCCTAAAGTAGAAATATCATTAACAATTTTATTGTCATCAAATTCTGTTATATTTAAACGAGAATTTGATATGGTTCCCGATGCAATTGAACTTGCAGGGAATCCAGCGTATCTTAAATCTTTATAATCAGCCATATTATTTGTCCCTTAATAACCACCCTTGTGTTGCATCAACATAAACCAATGTGAAAGCAGCTCTTTCTGTCGACACTATCATGTCTGATGCTGCACCTTGAATCTTATGTCCATTTCTTCCTATAGTTATATTATTTGTATCTGCTGTTCCAGCATAATCTATTATTGAAACCTCATTTCCAATAGTTGCAGATGAGGGTAAGGTTGCTGTAATAACATTACCTGTTGAATTTACGAAATAACCTTCACCTGCTACTGCAGTAAAGTTAGCAGTTTTTACTGCTTGCCATGCTGTTCCACCAACACCAGTTGGTAAATTTACAGTTGCAGTAGTTAAATTAATAGTATCACCAGCTTCACCAATCTGTAAATTAGTTCCTGATTGAGGTATTACTTTATCTACTTCTATTTGACTCATTATATAATTACCAAGGTTCCTGTTACTGTTTGTGTTCCTGTTACTGTAACTGGTCCTGCTAACACGCCTGAATCAATTGTTTGTGTATCAGATAATGTTGAGGCATGTGTTGTTACATAAGTCGTAGCTGTCATACTTGCAGACGGAGCTCGTTTTGCAGGGTAAGTACAAAATACAGTTTTAGTTCCTGTTTGAAAATCCACAAGGTTGTCTGAGTTTGAAGAGGAGATAATTGTGGTTCTGGAAAGTGTATCAGTACCTGCATCAGTTACTGTTCCAATACCAACTTCAAAATCAGATGTTCCGTCATGTGAAATACAATAGAACGTACTATTTGTATCACCGATACCAGCAACGAAAGTTTCAAAACCTGTTTCAGCTGTAGCTGATAGGTTTATTGTTCCCGTACCAGTAGATGTACTAGTCTGTTTAACTCTGTCATTTAATACAAAAGCCATTTTTTAATCCTTAATATTAAGCGTCGCCTAATCTGATAATAGCATTGCTAGAATTTCCAGCAGGAAACTGTATTACAAAGTCTCCGTTAGTTGCTGTTTTATTTCCACCAAAATCTAAAACCAGTACAAGCTGATTACCGCCACCAGTTGATTTATATATAGCAGCGCCCGCAGCAGTTAATGTAACAGATGGAAAAGTTAAATCATCAAAATCAATGAAAGCAATATTTGAAGCTATTGCTACACCTGCATTTGTCAGTTCTTTTCCGGCTGTTGGATAAGCAGTATTTGTTGAACTTACTTCATTTCCTGTTTGGTACACAGTTGAATTTGCACTGTATCCGGCTATGCTAGTATATAAAGCACACTTAAACGTGTTACCTCCGTTACCAGAAGTATCAAAATTAAAAACACCTTTTAAAAGGTTTGTTTTAAACGCATCAGGTACTATGTTTGCCATTCTTTTATCTCCTTATTATGGTGATGGTGATTTTATACTATTACGAATAACACCATCTTGATATTCGTCTCTGCGTCTTCTACCTTCTTGTTCGATAGAATACGATGCTAAAGCTCTCTTATAACTTGCTTCGTAGTATTGTAACATATCTACGGGACCTTTCAAGTATCCATATGCTTCTACAAGAGCGGAATATAAAAGCAAGTCTTGATATTTATTTGACATGTAAGTTCCAGAGCCACTTTTTGTAGCGTCTGTTAGGCTTACTGGTTGTTTCATATAGGCCAAAGTTATTTCATATGTAGCGTTTGGCGTAGGTGCAACTACCCAAAAATTAGCATCCCAGTTAGCATAGTATTTTGGAAGTCCACTAGCTGTACTAGGAGTATCATAAAAAGTTGCCATATATGATGTATCTTTTTTTTCTAAAAATGTTTGAGTATTTGGTGTTACAGTTGTATTTTTTAATTGAACATATCTAATACTTCTTAAGTCAGATGGAATTGTTACAAATCTATTTCCAACTGCAAGATTAGAAGTAGCGTAGTGTCTGTTATCATCTGAATCTACTTCTCTATAAATTCTGTTTTCTGCATTTTTAACAAAAGTATTTATAACACCTTGAGTTAAAACACCGTCATCAACTTCAGTGTAATTTCTAATATCGTCTGTAATGTTTGTTAAAGTATATGCCATTATGCGTCTAGAGTTACTGGTCCTGCTGTAACTGTCATTCCTCCTGATTGTTCTGTTATAGTAGGAGTTGATCCTAATGTAAATGTATACTTATCTGTAGATGTAACTGTAATTGTAAAACCAGATCCTGCTGTATAAGCTGTTAAAGGTAGTCCTCCTGGAGAACCATCTACATTTCTAAATCTTACAGTATCATTAGTAGATCTTCCGTGATTAATATCGGTTACAGTTATTGTTGTAGATCCACTAGTTATTGAAAACGGGTTTGCCGGTAATAATCTTGCAACAGCTGGCTCTGTTCTTGCAGGAGCTGCATTACGTAAACCTTGTGGTTCAGCAACAAATCTTTTTGGTTCTAGTTGTGGGTGCTTCTTGTCATACTCTGAACTATGTACTCTTGAACCATTCCATTCAATCATCATTTCATTGTATGGAAACTCTAATCCAGATCTATCAGAAATAAATTTTGCGTGCTTACCAACAGCCATTAATTAATCTCCGTAAAATAAGACTTAGGTGTAATAAATGTACTTGATGAAGAACCATCTTCAGCTAATGCTCTCTGTAATTCGTCTTCATATAACATTTTAAATTGTTCAGTTCTTTGTGGTGCATACTTTTGTGATAAATAAAAAGTTAAACCTGATACCATACAAGGAACAAATCTGTATGGTACATCTGTTGCATTTGTAAATGCACCTGAATCTTGAATTCTTCTTACATAGTAATAATTAATTTTATCTCCTGCTTCACTTGCACCAGGTGTTAAATATAAAGTTATTGTAACTTTATCTATAAATCTTTGTACAAAATATTGTGATGGTTGACCTGTAGCACTTTTATTTGATAATGCTTGATACGCAGATCTTGCAATTTTAGTTAGTGGAACATCAACATTACTTGAGTTTCTATAACTTGCTTCTAATACATCATCAACACCATAAACAGCTGTTGCACTTGAAGTACCATCTGCAGTATTTCTAAACATAGTATAGACAGATTGTCCGTTTACTAATGTAATATTATTATTTTGAATTTCCCAATAGTGAAGACCACGATTAGCCCACTCTTGAAACATTATATCTAATGTTCTTCTAGATGATTTTAATTGGTATCCAGTTACATTCTGTATACCCATTCTTTCAAAAGACTCTTCTATGATTTCATCAATCGAAAAGTTTTTTTCAAACTCATATTTTCCAGAGGTTGTGTTAGCCATTTACCCTCCTACTTATCAATAATTACAGTTACTGTCGCGTTTGAAATTGCTTGAACTGTCATACCACCTTCAAATAATATTCCGTCTTCTGCTAAGTTATAAGAAAAAACATCTCCTGCTGGTACATCAACTATAAATTGATCTACTGCATTTCCGTCTCTTAATGTAACTGAACCAGCTGAACCTGTAGAAGCTAAAATAATTCCTCTTAATCTAGTTCTGCCTGCAAACACACTTCCAGTTCCTGTTTTTCTGACTGCTTTTACGTCTGATTTCATTATCCTGTGTATCCTATTGTTACAGAGTCTGTAGTAGTTAAATCTAAATAGACTCCTGTTTTAAATCTTATACCAGAACCGGGGACAAATACATCTAAACCTTCAGAACTAAATTTAGCTTGAAATTCTAAAGATCCTGTACCATCTGTTCCATCATGTAATTTTACTAGACAATTACTTCCACCATGAGCCATTATATATGTAACTCTACATGGACCTAAATTAGTTCCACCACCAGTGATAGTTTTAAATCTTCCATCAGCTGTTAACGTTGTAAACTTTTGATCACTTGAAAAC